GCAGTGCGGCCGTTCCGCTCGCAGAAGACGCAGAGCGGATTGTCGTTGAGGTACTGCTCGCGGGCCTTCTGCCACTTGTAGTCGTAACCACGCTGGGAGCTGGTCATTCCGCTACGCCAGCTGCCAGGCGTCATCACCTTGACCCTTGAGCCTGCGCTCTCCTTGATGCGAGAGCCGAGCGTCTTGAGCCTTGCCATCAGTCAACCCGAACGATCTTGGCCACGTTGCCCTTGGCCCGACAAACCAGGATGGCTGCCAGCAGGTAGAACGCAGTGTTGAACCAGGAAGCATCAGCAAAGTCATCGTGCAACACCATGCGGCCGATGAGGCTGACACACTGCATACCGGTCACGGCGCAGGCAGCCCACGCCATGAGCGACACGCTCAGCTTGTAGCGAGCATCGGGGTATGGCCGGTAGCGCAGCCCAATCATCACGAAGATAACGGCGCAGAGCCCGGCCTGGATAACGGCAACCATTCAACCCTCCTTCCTGGCGCGCAGCCGGAAGACCCATTGCAGCCAGGTAGGCATGCGACCGGTCTGCATCCACTCCAGCAAGCCAGAGAATGTGACGACGCAGAGCACGCCGCATACGAATGCACTGAAGCCAGCGGTCTGGGTCCAGGCCCGGCCCATCAGCTCAGCCGCTCCGAAGTAGCCACCGATCCAGCCAGCCAGTAGATAGCCGACACGGCGCCAGGTGCTGATGTCCTTGGCGAACACCACGTAGAAGAACGCCCCACCGAACGCGCCAACCAGTGCGGCGAGATCCAGCTGGGGGAATGCAGCACCCAGGCCGACGCTGGCAAGTACGCCGGTCACTGCGAGGGCGCCGGTACTTGGCTCGGCCATAAGCACTGCTCCATAAAAAAACCCGGCACGTGGCCGGGTCTGTTAGCGATTCAAATTTACTGGACTTCTTTTACCAGCTTATCCAGAAGGTCATGCCCAGCCCAGGTCATGTGATAAATGCTCACAGACGTCGAAGGCTGGATTTCCACCCTTAAAAAACCGCCAGAAGCCAGCAGGCCGAGGTGGTAATGAATATCCACCTCAAACGCCGCAGGCGACCCACCGATGTTGTTAGAGACATTTCTCTCATCAACCCCCGATCCGCGATCCATATCTTCGATCAGAACCAAAATCCGCAGAGCCAATTCCTTTCTGCGCTGCATGAGACATCTCCGCTTTAGCGACTTGGCGACAGGCCAAGACTCATGCCGAGGATAGAAGGTCAGGAACAAAAAAGCCCAGCTCAATGGCCGGGCTTTTGTGCCACTCCTCAGCAACGCGCAGGAATGACAGGATGGAGATAATTTCGCTCAGTCGCTCACTGATGTCAACAGCCAATCACGCGGCTTCTTTCATCAGCAACCCTTCAGCCTCCAGAATCACTTTCACATCAGCCAGTGCGTCATCCACCAGGCCGTCGAGCTTTTCGTTGATCTCAGCCCTCCAGCGTCGGCGCGTCGATTCCGGAGTGGCATCAAGGTCCCAAGTGTTCATGTCGTAAAAGCTGTCCGGCAGTATGATCACACCCTCTTGCAGCGCTTCGATGCGCTTCTTCTCTGCCTGCCCTGCTGCAACTGCAGCATTGACGGTTGCGTCACGACGCCATGCCGAGGCATCCAAAGGAATCTCGACCGAGACGGAGCGCGGCGGCTTACGGCGAGCGCCCTTGAGCTTCGGGATTGCCCAGGCCGTGACCGCTTTGTAGATGAACAGCTGCGAGGCTGGGCTGGCAATGCGCGGCCGCACCAGGGTGATGGCCTGGACCTTCTTCACTTTGCTCGTGCTGTACTTCGCCACCAATGCATCCCAGTGCTGCGGCTTGAGCATGTGGTGCAGTCGTGCAGACACCCAGAAATCGATCTGAGCCTGGTCGACGCCTCCCGACTGGCCGGCCAGCGAAGCTAGGCATCCGCCCTCCTCTTCTGCCGCCTTGTACAGCTTCTGCCAGGCCTGGGCCTTTGCTGATCCTCTCTCGCCCGCCGCCAGAGCGGCAACCACTGCACCCGATACGCTGTTGTAGATCATGTCCTTCCCCCTCAATCCCCGGTGTAGTTGGTGCCGCCGGCGCCGCGCCGGTTGCTTCCCTGATATGTCGCCTCAGGCCCTGATGCCTGAGGGTGCTTCAACTGCTCGATCTGCCGGTGCGCCGCCTGTAGCGCCATGCTGAGCTGGGTCACCAGTTCATCCAGGGCCACGGCCTCGCCAGTTGTAGCCGCTACCCAGCCCGAGGCGTTGCAGTGGCCACATGGCAGTTCGTGAAACAGACCCTGAGTGACCGCTCTCCCACGGCACAAAGGGCACTTGTCCAGCTCGATCACGGCCTTCTTGAAGGACGGGCCGTGGCTCTTCCTCACTCAGCCACCTCGCCCAGCACCTCGAAGCCCCGTGGTGGCCAACCGAAAAGGCGCCACATCACTTCCTCTTTCCAGGTAAGCGCACGCTGGCGACCGTAAAGGGTGGTCATGGTGTAGCCGCCCAATTCCTTCTTGATGCGCACCGTGCGCTCGCCGAGACGATGGCAGAGCTCGGCGATCACCGACTTTGGGCTGCCATTCGGGGTGCTGTCGTCGTAGGAAAGGCAACCGCAGATGGCTTGGGCTTTATCGATCAATTGGCTGTTGTTCATCGTTTTGAATCCTCGCTAATCATTAATTCGCTAAGGTCGCCCGAGGCCTCGCCGCCATTGGCTTGTGGCGATTTCTGCGGGATTTCAAATAAGGCCTCTTTAAGGCCGTGGATGGCGGTGAAACCGATTTGGTCAAGCCACGCATGCCACTTCTCCAGAGCCAACTTGCGCTGCTCCATGGCCTGCGTGTGGATGTAGGTGCTGGCGATCTTGCCCAGCGTGTGGTTCAGCAGCATCTCGCCGATGTGGCCGTCGACTCCGAGGTCGGTCCAAGTGGTGCGCGACACCTTGCGCAGATCGTGGCTGGTCCACTCGCCCTGCCCCAGGCGGGTGAACACCATGCTGGCCTGGGTCTCGCTCAGGTAGTGACCACGGCGATTCGGGAACAGGTAGACACCTTCATACCCTCGGGCCTGTTGAATGGCCCGGTACCGGATCAGCAGCGCCTTGACCTGAACGGTCAGTGGCAGGCGGTGCTCGGTACGGGTCTTGGTGTGAGCAGCAGGAATGAACCACTCGGCAGCAGCCAGGGTTACATCGCTCCAGCGGGCCATGCGGGTTTCGCCGATTCGGGTACCGTGGGCCAGCATCATCAGGGCCAGCATGGCGTCGTTCGGGGTCGCCTCGAATGCCTGGGTCAGTTGCTGCATCAGTTCGGGCAGGTGCACACCACGCAGGCGGGCAGCCTTTGGGGCTATTCGTGCCTTGGTGAAGTCACTGAAGCGCACTCCGGCCAGAGGATTGCTGTCGATCATCTCCAGCTTCAGGGCTTGGCGGAAGGCGGTCAGCAGAATGCCGAACATCTGCCGCAGATAGGACAGCGATAGCTTGGCCTGGGCCGGCCAGATCAGGTGCTTATCGATCAGCTCGGCGGTGACGTACTTGACTGGCAGATCGCCCAGGCATGGGCGCAGGTGCTGCCCGATGGCGGAGCGAGCGGCGGCCTTGCGCTTTGTAGACAGCGAGCGATCACACCCCATCCGGTTGGCGTACCAGTCGAGCAGCTGGCCCACGGTAGCCATGCCCGAAACCACAGGCGCGGTGGCCGGGTCACGCAGCAGCCGCTGACGCAGAGCGGGCAGTTCGGCAATCACTGCTGCTACGGTTAGGTCTGGCCAGCGGGCGACCCGCACCCACTGCTTGCCGCGCACCAGGTGCCAGGTACCGCGCTCCCGGTTGCTCCAGAAGCGCAGGTACAGGCCGGGGTGACGCGGATCGCGCAGGTCACGCACCGACTTGTCGGCGGACTGTCGGCGAATCTCGGCCTCACTGAATTTCACTTCGCGGGTCGCACTCATGCAACCACCACCGCCTCAGCCAGAAGGATCGCCTGGGTGCGCATCACTCCCTCAGCGTGGTAATGGCGCGCCGTCTCTCGGTCCACGGTTTTGCTACGCCCGTCACAGACATCGTGGCAAGTGCTGCAGGCCCAGGCGCCCTGCAGATCATGCGGCTTGCTGCCGACGCCACAGGTACCAGACATGCGGTAATGCGCCAAGACGGTGGTCTCCGGGTTGCCGTTGCATACACCCGGGATGCGCACCTGGCACTCGCGGCCGCGCGCAGCTTTGGTCAGTTTCGTTTGGCGCACAGGGTCGCCTCCTTGCAGGTTGATTGATCAGCGCCCTGCCAAGCGAGCACGCATGGCTGCCAAGGCAGAATTTCCAACTTGTGGGGTACTGCGTGCGGCAACTTCAGCGGGAAGTGCCAGTGGCATTTTCTGCAGCGGTTCACCGGCCATCAGGCGACGAATTGCGATGGTGTAGTTGCGCTCGAACAGCTTCGAGCTGGCATCGGACGGCAGTTTGTTGAGGTTCTCGAAGCCGCACTCTTTGGCCGCATGCCATACCGCGTCGTGACTCCACTTGCCCCGGCCAGCCATCGCAGGGTGGGCATTGCGAGTCGCTTCGCGGAAAGCGGCCGCCAATGCAGGGAGGCCCAGCATTTCGGGCGACGGCTGGCACCACTGGATGAACTCGCCGGGCGGCGGAATGAACGCTGCACCCGACTGGCGGCAGCGCATAAGCCCAAACTGCAACTGCTCAGGGTTGCAGATGCCAGCCTCAAGGAACGCGGTCAGCCATTGCTGCTTTGAGGCGTTGTAGGTGTCCTTGTCTGGCCACGCCTGTTTCCAAGCGGTGCAGATCGAACGCAGATCGCGGAACAGGTCGTTGATCACCGCTGCTGTCTTCTGGTTGAGTTCGGCCTTCACGTCATCGGGTAGCTCGTATCCAGCAGGGATGTGCTGGCCGGACTGAACCTTGGCCCATAGGCCGTGCGTGACAACTGCGACTGGGTTCATTGGGCACTTCCTTGCTCGATCCACGACGTATCACTGTCATCGAACTGCTGCCCACCAGGCCCAGCCCGGAGGGGAACGACCTTCGCAGCATTCGCAAGGTCTCGCTTTCGCCACCCGACCAGATCGGCGATCCACTGACTCTCCGTCTTAGCCAGCCCCTTTGCGTCGTGATGGACGACGAAGCCCGAAATGGCCTTTTCCGAGAACTCTTCGATGGCTACCCCAGAGCGCTTGGCGTAAGCCTCAAGCTGAACCTGGTCGGGAATCCAATCGAGGAACATCGCGAACGGCTCACGCGGAGAGTGTGTATTACTTCCCTTCCCTTCCCTTCCGGGGGTGAGGCCTCGATCACTGCTAGACGAGCCTTCGCCGACTTCTCGGTGAGCGTTCGGTGAAGGCTCAACGAATTCAGGGTGCTTTACGGTAGGTCTATCGATCTTCTGGTGGTGCCATCCATTGACATGCAGGTACTGCTTCGATGCCGCCTCGTAGATGGTGATCAGTCGGTTCGATACCAGCTCAGCGAGCAGCCCCTCCACCGCTAACGCAGTGATGTCGTCGCCAGGGAAAACCAGAGCTTTGATGGTCTTGGGGGACATCGGATGGTTGCCTGCGTCGTCGCAGAAGTTCCAGATCCCGATGAACAGGAGTCGAGCCATCGCCGAGCACTCCATGACCTGCTCACTGGTCCAGAACTCAGGCTTGATAGTGCGGATACGAGCCATTACGAACGCCCTCCATGACTAACTGCCTGACGCGTCAGATTTGGCGAGATGCCGAAACCTGACGTGGAATGCGCGGTATTGCCTGCATCGTCTGTGCGGTGCATAATTCACCTCGATGTTGTTTCAAGAAGACCGCCCTGCCAGGCGGTTTTTTTTCGTCTGCGATTCAGGTACTGGATGGATTCGCAGGTGTTTCAGTCATCTACTGGCGTAATGCCAGACCTCGCATAATTCCCATCGTCAAACGGCGCTCTTCAACGGGTCGACGCCTGGGACGTCTTGTCGTCTAGCGATCAGCCTCCCGCCTGACTCCTTCTCCAGAACGCATTGCATTGGGTAAGAGAAACCACCAGCGGCCCGGCACTGGGACACCCGGCTGCTGGAAACGCCGAGAGCGTCACCGATGGCGCGGCCGGTTCGGAAATGGGTCAGGGCTTCGTCAAAGGTCATTGATGTCTCTCCGATATCTTCGGCGAGTTTAGAGTTCTTAACAGTACAAGGCAAGTTATCTAAACACTCAAAGGTTTAGAATCCTAAATATGGAATTTAAAGACCGCGTCACCGCGCGCATGAAAGAGCTCAGCTTGAGCTCCACCGATCTGAGCAAGCTGTCTGGCGTGTCCAAGGCAACCGTGAGTTTCTGGATCAACGGAACAAATGGTGCCAAGGGCAAGAATTTGCTCGCCTTGGCGAAGGCTCTTCAGTGCTCAGCGGAGTGGCTGTCGGACGGCACGGGTCAGCCTACGGACGAGAACTCGCCTGTGAGCGCTGCGTCTACCACCGCAGAATTAGTAGCGCAGATGCTTGCCTCCAAAGCTGGGAAGAATCTCTCTGAGAAAGCACGTGAAGTTATGATCGCGGCTGCAGCTGAAGCAGACAGTCCAGATCATGGGCAGGAGTACCTACCGGCCGCCTACTCATGCCTGAAGCCTACGCAAGAAGAGATCTTGATTCCCCAGTACGATGTTCGGGCTGCCATGGGCCACGGCCAGGTACCGGCCGATTACAATGAGGCGGTCCGCAACTTGGTGGTGCGCGAGGAGATCCTTCGGGAGAAAGGAGTTAGCTATACCGCTCCCTCTGCGCTGGCGATGATTACTGGCTGGGGCCAGAGCATGGAAGGCACGATCAATGACAAAGACCTGGTCATTGTTGATCGAGGGATCAACGAGTTCATCGGCGAAGGTATCTACGTGATCACCTGGCACCAGGAGCTCTACATCAAGCGACTGATGCGCCTTGACGAAGACCACTTCCGCCTGATCTCGGATAACAAACACTACGAGAACCAGACTGCGCGCATCGATGATGTGACGATCCATGCAAAGGTTTTGCTGATATGGAACGCCAAGAAAGCATGAAACCTGTAAGCGCTGCAGCCAAGAAGCCCGCTACCGCGGGCTTTTTTGTGCCTGTCAGAAAGGCGCAGGCTCCTCGATAGCGACAAACTCGTCGTGAGTTTCTGCCTGGGGGTCTTCATCCGAGAACGCCTCCCACCGCAATGTTACCGAGGCATCCTCCTCGTTGAATTCCATTTCAATCCCATCAGTATCCTTGAGAACCCCCGTCACCTCCTCCCATTCCCTGTCGCCATCAGTATCAAGGCGGTGAACGATCACCCATCGCTGCTGCTGTGCGACGGGGTGGTTGATCATTGATGACACCCGAAGGCTCAGGCGCTCCACGCCCGACATAACCGCTCTCTCCTGCTGCTTCTGGGGCTTTGCCATCTGAATCTCCAATTACTGTATATCCATACAGGGACCACATAAGCCTATCTGATCTCTACCGCAGCCGGAAGTCTTGACTTTGCATCACTTCGAGCGAAGGCCGTTCGTCTCACCTGTTTAGATTTCTAAAATAAATCTTGACGCGATCTGTTTAGTTTTCTAAATTTGCCTCACGCAGCGCTGACAAGGCTGCAGCGGCCATCAACGGCTACCGCTCTTTACACAACCAGACGTGACCACCTCGACGCACCCAGGCCATTACCTGGGTCGGGACAAGCTAAGTCGTCGACCACGCAGCCTCTGGATAGCTGCCGGACTCCCCCATGGGAGGACGCCAAACCATGCGAGCCACCTGATGCGTAGCCAGTAGCTGCAGCAGGCAGTGGTGGGGAAACCCGGCGACGAGCATGGAGCGGATCAAAAACCATAGGAGGAACCTGCCAATGAAGCATTAAGCCCAGCCGACAAAACGGGTCGGCAATCCGCGCATACGTGCCCTACTCAGCCGGCCAACGGGCTGCACTCAAGCGCGGAGCACTATGATCCCCAACGACCACCGCCGTATTCAGATTGAAGGCGATGCGAGGGAAGCCCAAGGCCAACGCAATGAGCGCATAGCTGCCATCTGAGGCGGTGACGCCAGACGATTCCCCGGTGCGCCTCAAGCGGGGCGCACCAGGGGGAATCCACTGGAGCAATTCGAGATGACAACGATTATCCAAGACCGCTTCGATAGCGGTGCCCAGGTGAGCCTGGAGATGGACAAGAACGAAGGCGAGCTGTTCGTCTTCCACTGCCCGGCAGGTCAAGGCTGCAAGGTCAGTAAATGGCCGCTGGATAGCTACCACATGCCCATCGCGATGGCTCATTACGAGCAATGCATGGAGCTGGAGCGCGCCGCCTTCGAAGCCTGCTCAGCGTCAGCCTGACGAAAACTGCCCGATCCACCTGGCTCCCCATCACCAGGCTGCATCGGTGTGTGATCTTAGTGCGCAGACTGATGCGCAGGTAGCGTCCATGAGGTGCGAATCTCTATAGCGGGCAATGCCCTGCTGTCGCGCAAATCGCTAAAACCCTCATGAAGCCGGGATCAGCACCGGCCAGATCACACACCCATGCAGCCATTAAGGCGCACTCCCGTGCGCTTTACAGCTCGTAACACTCACCTCCATGCACATTAAGTCGGCTGAATTGGTCGTGACGTTCGCCCTCCCCTGGTCCGGGAGGTGCACGGCAGCGAGCGTCACGACCAATGCAGCCCACCGAGGACACTTCATGGACACGATCACTTGCGGCTCATGGACTGGCCAGCTCGGCAAGGCGCTGGCTCCCCGCGAGCTCGAAGCACTGTTGTGGGTGGCCCAAGGCCTCACCACCAAAGAAATCGCCCGCGAAATGGCGGTCAGCCCGGGCACCGTGGCCAACCGCATTGAGGCGGCGCTGTTCAAGCTGGAGGCTGGCCGCCGCATCGAAGCGGTCACAAAGGCCATGCGCCAACAGATCATCAGCCCGCTCTGCATCGCCCTCGCCGGACTCATCGCCATGCATGCGGTGATCGACGACAGCGACCCCATGCGGCGCGACCGTCGCGCACCGGAGCGCCGCACCGACCAAGTTCGAATCGTTCGTAAGGCCGAGGCCTTCGAATACCACGCCTGACCCACCCGAGGATCATCCATGCAGACAACAATGCACCCGGCCTTCCAAGAGAAGGTGGACACGCTCAAGGCGCTCCTGGCGCGCACTCAGGAGGCTCGTGACGAGGCCTTCGCCAAGATAGGTCACGGCACACCGCGCTATCAGGCATCTGGAAAGGGCAAGATCTGGGATGTGATCGAGATCGCCACCGGCGCCAAGCAAGGCTTTGCCTACAGCTACCGGGCGGCATTGCAGTTCGTTGACGCGATGGAGGCAGGCGCGGCCAGCAAGCAAGGCCGCATGCAATGAACGGCTCGCCTACTCCCGATCAGCGTGAATCGGTACTGGCCAAGCTCAATGCCAGCATCGATAGCTTCTTCGCGAAGGGCGGTGCGGTGCAGGAACTGCCTGGTGGCAAGTACGTTCCTCATCGCCCACACCGCGACCTTGAGGTGATCCGCGCATCAGCCGAGCCGAAGGGCGAAGCAACAATGACCCGCCGCGAAAAGATGATCGCTGAGGTTCGGGTGCTGGCCAAGACGATGTGCTGCGCAGAAGTAATGGCGCACACCGGGCTGTCGCAGTCGACGCTACACCGAGCAGCGGCTGACGGCGGCTTCCACTTCAAGCCAAACCCTAATCGAGGCAAGGGCAACCTTGGCAGGAAGCTCGGAGACCCGGAGCAAGACAAGGCTCTGGCCGAACGAATCATCGCCGCCCGCGACGCTGGGGTGACGATGGCAGAGGCGATACGCCGTATGGGCATCTCCTACAAGCTGATTCATCGAATCATGGATGACTTCAGCATCAGCTACCCGACCACTGCCGAGAAGAAGACCAGTCGCAAACCATGAAGCGCATCAACGCCCGCGTCCGGCACGGCCGGCGCCAGCAGCACATCAATTTGCCGCCCAGCGGCTTGGGAGGTATCGGCTATGGCCGAGGAGAGAACAGCGGCTGCACGGCACTCTGCCGACTACCGCGATCGCGAGAAGAAGAAGGCAGAGAAGCTCGGAATAGAGGACGTGACCATCACGATGCCGGCCGGGATCAAGAAAGCCCTTGCGGAGGAGATCAAGCGCCATGGATACAAGCAGGTGCAGGAGCTGTGGCAGGACATGGCCCTGTCGTGGATTGCCCAGGAGCCGGAAGAGCGGGCGCGTCGACTTGAGCGACCTGACGCGCCAGCTTTTTACATCTCGCCAAAACTAGCGCGCCAGTTTGAGGAGGCCAGCTTGGCCGAGCTCAAACGTAAGCCTGGTGATGATGTCTATCGAAACCAATTACCTGGCTGACGGCTTGTTGTTGGTGCAGAAGTCCACCCAGGCAAGCGATGCTGTGGTCGCCGCGTTGTAAAGCTTCCAATACTGTTCGTAGGCGCCTTCGGCAGAAAGCTCTGGGTCGTTCTCAAGAAGCTCTTTTGCTGCTCTGGAATTCTTGCCGACCTCGTCAGAGAAGGCGCGGCACTTATCGTAATACTCTCGATTTGTCATCACTGAAATTCTCTAGTGTGTGTCCGGCCTATGCCGGTCGCCCTTAATACCCCACCTCAATCCGAATTTCCACCATGCCGCATCCGGCCACGGAGGGCGGCGCATGCCTGGACAACGCCATGAATATCGAGATTTCGACCGTCACCAAGATGCTGATCACTGAGGCGCCGAACCTCGACCCGATCAGCGTCTACCTTGAAGACTTCGAGCCCTGCAAGGGCAAGATCACCGTCAGCTGCTACGACAAGACTTGGCACGCCCACTGGGGCGGCATGTGGGATGGCCTGACCATCGGCCAGTTCTTCTGCAAGCTGCACGACGCCTACATCATCGGCTACTTCGACCGGTCGCTGAGCTCTCGCCGGTACAGCGCTGAAGCGCTGGCCGACAAAGCGCAGAAGGTGATCGTGCAAATGCGGCGTGACCGGGAGCTGGACGCAGAAGACGCCCGGAGCCTACTCGACGAGGCCGAGGATGTTCGCCGCACCAGCTCGCTCGATGAGTGCGGCGGCGCCCACCGCGAATTCATGCACCGCGTGTTTGGTGACGACTGGTGGAATCTGCCGGCCGATGCCATGGAGCCAAACCCAGATTGGGCCTACCTCTGCCGCATCATCGCAGCAGTTCAGCAGGCCCTTGCCAAACAGTTCCCGATAGCCTCCTGACTGTCCTTCGCTGCCAGCCATCCTCAGTCGACTGCGCGCCCGTCAACACAAGATTCAACGCACGCAACAATCGCCGTAAAGCTACCGGTGAAGCTGTGCCGAAGCTCTCTCGGCATGTCGTAGGAAAAGTGGATCAACCAGGAGCCGTCGCCCAGCAGCACTGCCTCCTGACGGTACTTATCAACCTGACCCTCATCAATGCCGAGAGCTGCTGCGATTTCCTGGTTTGTTGGCTCGCGGTCCATCGGGTATTCATCTCGTTGACTGGTATTACAATGAATAACCCAAATGCCATTAAATTGCCACTATCAGGTACAACACCGGCCAAGCCGGTGCATGCATGGAGAAAGCCATGAACGACGAACAACGCCACCAAGAATGGATCGCCCAGCGCAAAGCGGAAGAGGCCAAGCGCCGCGAACGTGCCGCCGAGTGCTTGAAGGACCACGAATACACCGTCCTGGCTGACACTGATCAGCTGAAGGCATGGCGCTGCAAGGCCCCGCGCTCTACCTGCTACGCCTTCGACATCCTGATCACCCGCTTCGGCATCGCCGTTGTCGGCGACATCGACGGCCTGACCTTCCGCGTCGGCCTCTCCTACGGCATCGAGTTCCTGGCCGGTGACGACATCGGTTACTACATCCACTCGAAGCTCGAAGAACACTGCCGCGAGCGCGAGTTTGATGAGGATGCCTTCCGCGCCGCGCTCGTAACGGGAGCCTGCAGCCAGATCTGCGAAAACACCCACGACGACGATGAGTTCGCAGCGCTACCCCAGTGGATGCGCAACGATGCTGGTGTCGGTGAGGCTGGCCGGTGGGATGAGCTGCGCAACCTGGTCAAGGAGCGGCTCGCGGCCTTCGAATACGGCGACAACGGGCGCGACTTCTGGGACTCCCTGAATGATCGCCTGTGCGAAGCCGGCCACGTCGAATGCGTCGAGCAGGCCAGCATGCTTATGAGCGAGCACCACGAAGTGCTGGGCCTGGGCTGCGATTACTGGGAGATCACCATCGACAAGCCTCGGGACAGCCTGATCAATCGGCTGTACCTAATCAACCACGCCGCGAAGGCGATCATCGCTCAACAGGCCGAAGCGAAAGCTGCCTGACCCTCCGTCGCTACCCGCCAGGCTCAGTCGACTGAGCGAGCGTCAACACAAGATGCCACGCATTCGACGATCGCCGTGAAGCTACCAGTGAAGCTGTGCCGCAGTTCTCGCGGCATGTCGTATGAGAAGTGGATCAGCCAGGATCCGTCGCCCAATAGCACAGCCTCCTGACGGTACTTATCAACCTGATCCTCATCAATTCCGAGAACTGCTGCGACTTCCTGGTTCGTTGGCTCGCGGTCCATCGGGGGTTCATCTCGTTGGGCTGGAAGACAACAAATACTCCTAACGATATCAAATTGCCACTATCACGTAATCGCCCCCATTGGCGCACATGCGTGGAGGAACCCATGAGCAACTACAACTGTGACTACGTTCGTCGCACCTATGGTGTCCCTGCCGAGGTTGGGCGCCGCGTGATCGCCAACGGCGAGCCTGGCGTAATCATGGCCGATCGCGGGCACTACATCGGCGTCATCCTCGACAGCGACCCGAAGAAGCGCATCCCCAACTACCACCCGACCTGGGAAATGCAGTACGGCGAAATGGCCGAGAAGCTGCCGCTCAAGGAGTGGGAAGTGCTCACCAACTGCATGTACGACTGGGATGACGTCCGGTACATGCTTGGCGATGCCCGCCATTACGTGCAGCGCGTGTGGGCAGCTACCCGAAGCCAGGCCAAGTACCGGGTGTATCAAGACTTGGCCGAGTGCTTCAACGACGACGCCACCGCCATGCTGTCGTTCAAGGTTCGCGCCGCCGCCTGACGCTCCGGCGCTGCCCGCCACCCCGTAAACGTAAACGCCGCCTGATGAGGCGGCGCTGACTGACGAAGATCGGACGTTACCAGGTCTTCGGCTCTGACTTCTTATACGAGCCACCGGTCATGCACTTCTCGACCAGGTCTTCGCGGGCCTTGTTGTCCGGAAGAGTTTTCAGGTAGTCGGGCTGGCAGTGTTCGGCAGTGGGCTCGTAGGCGGCAGTATCAGCGGCGTCTTCTTTACAGCCGCTCAAGGCCATAGCGAGTGCAGCAGCGAACAGTGCGGTAAGGGTGCGTTTCATGAGGTTCCTTCCTGTGAAATGGCCGGGCGTTATATCAAAGAACCACCCGTCCCGCAAAACGTGGCGCCGTGCCATCAGTCAGCGCCTTCCCCTATTCAACGACGGGTTCGGCGCTCAGGCCTTTTCGGTAGCGCGCAATCGCAATGATCTGGCGCAGGCCGATGACAATTTCCTTCTTCAGGTGGTCATCCGGCAGACCGATCTTTTTCAGCATTGCCTGGGCCTCTTCCTCGATCGAGGCAAGGGCCTCGGTATCGCTTTTCAGTGTCATGGCGACCTCCACCAGGTCGAGTCAACCATGGATTGATAGCTCAGCAGAACAATGCGCGCCAGCTGCGGCGCCTTCCCCTATTCAACGATAACGCCTCCCCGGCGAGGGCGGCGCCTGGAGCACCAATGGAAATTCCAACGGACGTTGAGGCCCTGGTAGCCTCTGGCGCGCTGTTTGTCGCCAATCATTCGGGCGGGAAAGACTCCCAGGCCCAGCTGATCAAGCTGCTCGAAGTCATCCCGGTCGCCCAGCTCGTAGTGGTGCACGCCTCGTTGGGCGCCATGGAGTGGCCAGGCGCAATGGAGTTGGCTCGCGACCAGGCCGTCGCCTGCGAGCTCCCCTTCATCGTCGCCAAGGCGTCCAAAACACTTCTGGAAATGGTGGCCAGGCGTTTCGAAGGCAGGCCGGAAGTGCCCAGTTGGCCCTCGGCGTCGACCAGGCAGTGCACCAGCGACCTCAAGCGCGGCCCGATCCAGCGAGAGGTCCGTCGCTACGCCAAGGCCAACGGCTTCAAGACCATCGTCAACTGCCTGGGCCTGCGCGCTCAGGAGTCGCCAGGGCGGGCCAAGCGCCAGCCGTTCCGCTTGAACGAGCGCGACAGCAACAGTGTGCTCACCTGGTACGAGTGGCTCCCCGTGCACGACCTGTCGGTAAAGGAGGTGTTCGGGATCATTGAGGACGCCGGCCAGCAGCCGCATTACGCCTACGCCCTGGGCAATGAACGGCTCAGCTGCGTGTTCTGCATCATGGCCAGCAAGCGCGACCTCGCGAATGGCGCCGCCAACCACCCTGCCCTGCTTGCCGAGTATTCGGCCATGGAGAGCCGCACCGGCTACACCATGCACATGAGCCGCATCCCTCTGATTCAGCTGGTTGCATAGGCCTGCCATCCAGGTTCACGCCCCACGGAGATCACCATGAGCACATTTGCAGTGTTCGGCATGACCGCGAGCGCGGCACTCGCCGATGCCCGGAAGCAGACCAAGATCACCAAGCCCAGCGGAAAGGCTGGCTGCCCCCCCCTGGAGCTGACGCCAAGCGAGTGGAGTGAGGCGGTGCAGCGCAACGCCGACGCCATCATGGCCGGCGAGAGAGTGAAGCAGCTCAGCACCCTCTTCGACACTCCGCAGCACGCCCAGCAGTTCATCGAGCTGGCCAAGAAGGCCGGCGCTTGCCGCGACCTGAAGATTCGGTGCAAGGCCGCTCTGCTCGACGAGAAGGGAAAGAAGATCCTCAGCCCCAAAACCAGAATGCCCGTTATCGGCTGGGCGGACTGGACCCCCGAAAGCCACAAGGCCGCCTGAACCGGAGTTACCCATGCCCACAGAAAACCGATCCAGCAACACCGAGATGGTCAGCGACAAGCTGCCGCCCTGCGCAGATGACGTGTTCAAAAATGGCGTCAGCGCCTGCCTGGTAGGTGACGTGCCGAAGCATGCGGCCGAGAGGATCTGCCAGAGCCTTTCCGCCGTCACCGGCTGGAAGATCGACTGGCACTACATCGGTGGCCGTACGCACATCAAGGCTTTGGCGCCAGCCCCGCAGCCCCACCCCGAGCCTATAGCCTGGATGGTTGGTACTGCCTTCTGGTGGACCAAAGAAGAGGCAGAGCGGGATGCGGCGGAGACCGGGCTGCCTATTGTTGGCCTGGGGCCGATGACCGATAGCGGCGAGGTTGAGCAGCTGCGCGAGGCAATCAAGCATTCTGATGAGCAGATCATGCGGCAAAGCCTGCGGATCTCGAATCAGCGGGCCCAGCTGGCCGAGCGGGATGCGCTGCTGCGGGACAACTCAGGCAAGCTGATCCGGATGGCTGCTCACCTGATCAGCGCGCCGCTATTCGCCCTGCAAGACCTGCAGGACGAAGACAAGAAAATGACCCGGGCCCGAGTGGACAAGGCTGTCGACACCGCAGACGCCAGGCTGAAGGATGCAGCCTACGAACTCCGCCGAATCGCTGACGCCCTATCCGCCAGCGCAGGACCAAGCTCGCCGACATGGTCGTGCCAAGCATGCCAGGTGGAGCAACCAACTAACCGCGCGTGAGATGCGTGTGGCGGCCAAACCGCGCTGATCGCCGCCAAATCCTGACAGGAGTACATCCGTACTCTTTCCGCTGTAACCCCTCTCCCCTCTATTCACTGCCGCGATATGGCGGCCAAGGAACGACCGTGCCTGTAGAAAAAACTGCTCTCGACTCAATCGGTCTGGACACCCTGCATGTCGCCGCCAAGGCTGCTGCCCAGGATGTGATCCGCTCCCACGGCTGGAAGGGAATGGTCGAAGACGCCGACCTGCTGGGAACCGATGAGCGCTACCTGATGCTCGCTGATCCTGCAGTTGTGTCTGGCCTGATCGAAGAGATCAAAACCCTGCGCGGCAACTACGACGTGGCTGTTACGCGGATCAAGGAGCTGGACCTATTGTTCGGTCGATACCTGCTCGGCATGCGCGCCGCGGTGATCGAGTGGCAGAGCGGCCGAGGCGCTGAAGCTGGCATGGAGTGGATCTGGAATGGTCTTGCCGGCCCCGGCGAACTGCCACCAGAAAACGAGACTCAGGCCCAGGCCTACTTCGACCGCGAGGTTTTGCCAATCGAGGCAGGCCTGGAAGAGGTGTACGCCCTGCTCGAGCAGCGGCGCGCGGGCAAGCAGGTGAAGCCATGACCCGCCTCGCCCTCTGCCTCCTGCTGATGGCCACCGGCGCCAGCGCAACCGAGAACGTCATCGACGTGCAGCACGACAGCCAGCGCGGCGTCACCTGCTACCTGCTCAACGGGGTCGGCATCAGCTGCATCCCCGACAGCCAGCTGCAGGCCGGCAACCAGCGCCAGCTCTCCCCGCACGAAACACAACCCGAACCTACACCCGCACTGGCGCCTGGGCGCTGGATTGATGAGAGGTATCAGCTGTGACAGATCCTTCAGCACTCGGACGAGACATGTGGCTCATGCTCCGCCCCACTTTCGACGATGTGGCAGAGGCCAATGGGTTCTCTGGCCCCCTTGAAAAGGCGCAGCTCTGGGCCGGCTTCATGTCGGCTGCGAACGGGGCGATGTATCAACAGGTCGGTCGCGAGCAGGCCAAGATCATCAACGACGGCATCGAGGCCGCATTGGTTGATCTTGCACGTAGCAAACTGCAGGTGGTGAAGCCATGACCGACCTGATCGAAGTGAGGGTATCGAACCTAATCGGTGCGCCGCTGGACTGGGCGGTGGCCATGGCCGAAGGCTACAAGCAGGACACCGAGAACCACCTGACGATTATCAGTCCCCGGGGCGTCTTCACCAGCGTGAGCATTCGCGGCGCCTCCGAAGGCTTCGGGTTTCGACCATCCACTAACTGGGCCCAGGGCGGCCCGCTGATCGACAAGCACAACGGCGGGCTGCACTACGAGGCCCACCTCGCCGACGCGAACTTCCGCTACAGCTCTGGGCCAGGCAGGACCGGTTTCTGGTGCTACGGCCCAACTGCGCTAATTGCCTTCTGTCGAGGCCTGGTCAAAGCCAAGCTCGGCGATACCGTCCAGGTGCCCAAGGAGCTGATGCCATGACCGAACAAAGCACAAAGGAATTCTACTCTGTCGATCAAGCCTCTCAGCATGCTGCTGAATGGTGCAAACGCAATCCCGCATGGCGCCGGATCTGCGATATCCCGGATATCTCCGTGTTCGAAAAAACCTACGATGAGATTCCAAAGCGCGAGCGCGCCTACTGGGAAAAGAACGGCGGCGAAGAATGCTGGCGTGAATTCGGCGCCGGAGGAACCAAGGTGCCTACCGGATTCATCTCTGGAAAGGGCGAGTTCTTCGACCACGTCCTGAAAGTGCCACTCCATCACAACATGATGATGGTGTACCGCGTCGGCAAGAGGTGGAAGCCATGATCGCCCTCGCCTACATGGCATACCTGATCTACAGGGCGCCGCGATGAGGAAGGTGACTCGCACAGTTGATGACCCGACCGCCAAGTGGGGCTTCCGCATAATCCCAGCCACATATGAGGAAGCCGAGAAGATCACCGGTTTCCGCCTGGACCGACGCCACAACTACTCCATCAACCGGGAAGGCGAAGTCGAGGTACTGGGCGTGTGTTCCGTGGAGTGTTCAGGTTGCAGCTGCGATTGCTCAAGCTGCAGCTATGGCTACAACGCCCACCCGGCAGCTGGCTGTCGAGAATGCGGCTACACCGGGCGCAGCCGCATGTACTTCGGCTATCCGCCGAGCCCGCCCAGGCTCAAGAAAGCAGCATAACCCCTCCCCCAACAACTCAAGCCCTTCGACGGATCGTCCAGAAGTGCGTCGCACCTAGCAACACACCAGGAATAGCCATGCCCAGGCCGCTGTAGATGAACGCCGGCTGGTCTGACAGCAGCCCGCCCATAACGAACGCGATGCCCGTAGGTATGAGCGTGACCGCTACGTAGCCAAACGGCTTCCTGGCTTCCTTTGCCATTTCAATGCTCCTTGTTTTGGGGGCACTATTTAAACATGCATGCCCGCCGCAGTGCGCGGGCGAGGATCCCCTATGTCTGAACGCAAAACGATGTGCATCTACCATGGCAACTGCGCTGACGGCTTCGGCGGCGCCTGGGTCGTCCGCAAGGCCTTAGGCGAGCAGGTTGAGTTCGTTGCCGGCGTGCATGGTCAGGAGCCACCTGATGTCACCGACAAAGACGTGATCATCGTCGACTTCAGTTACAAGTACGAAGTCATGGCCAGGCTGAGCTGGAAGGCCAACAGCATCATCATCCTGGACCACCACAAATCGGCGGCCGAGGACCTTGGCAAGTTCCCGCCCTTCCACGCCGGCGTTCGGGTCGATGGTCGGCACCCCGACGGGTCGGTCGCACTGGGCTGGGAAAGCGCCCACATCTTCATGAGTTCGCAGAACTCCCCCGCTATCGCCTGCTGCTTCGACATGAACCGCAGCGGCGCCATGCTCGCCTGGGACCACTTCTTCCCCGGGCAAGAACCCCCAATGCTGCTGCGCCACATCGAGGACCGAGACCTGTGGCTCTTCCAGCTGGATGGCACCCGCGAGATTCAGGCCAACCTCTTCAGCTACCCGTACGACTTCGAAGTCTGGGACACGCTCATGGCGACTGATGTCCAGACCCTCCGCTCGGACGGCGCCGCGATTGAGCGAAAGCATCAGAAGGACGTTGCAGAGCTGGTGGCTGTGACCAAGCGCCGCCTGGTCATCGCCGGTCACGATGTGCCGGTGGCCAGCCTGCCATACACGCTGACGAGCGATGCGGGTCACCTCATGGCCCAGGGCGAACCATTCGCCGCCTGCTACTGGGACACCCCTGATGGCCGCGTATTCAGCCTGCGCAGCACCGACGAGGGCATGGATGTGTCGGAGATCGCCAAGCAGTACGGCGGTGGTGGCCACCGCAACGCTTCCGGCTTCCGCGTGCCGTTCGGCCACGAACTGACCAAGTAACTCCCCTCTTCCACTCAAGGCCGGCGGCAATGGCTGCCGGTCGAGGATCACCTATGTCCGCAATAAACCGTTTCCACGAAGTAGCCAACGATGCCCTGGTACAGATCAGCGACCATCTGGTGCCAGGAGCCAAGCTCACCTTGGCAATCTACGTACCAGGCGAACCTGAGCAAGACATCGTCCTGATGGGCCCTGGTGTTGCTGTTGATGAGGTCGTGAACACCCTGCGCCGGCGTGCCGCCTTGAGCCTTGATGGCGACAACGCCTACAAGCGCGGGGTATGCGATGTAGCCGTAGGGGCAATGGCGGCCGGGAAACAGAACAATAACCAGCCGCCCGAAGGGCACTGGGGCCAGCGCTTCTGGGATATCGGCCGGGCCGAGGGCGCACTGCAGGAAGAACTGATTCAGGCACTCCGCCTCGCCCGCAAAGAGCTGGACGCCTGCCAGCGGGTGATCCACTACGCCGGCGGATTCGATCCGGCCTACGTCAATGATGCCCAGGCGGCGCTCAAGGTCGCCGACGCGGTGCTCGAGAAAATACCCGCCTGACCACCAACCTGCCGCCACCGGCGGCGTGGAGACCATCCCATGGATATCGAAACCACCGGTGACGTCGACAAAGTCACCGAGCAACGACTAGCCGAACTGATCGGCTGCACTAAACGCTCCCTGGAGCATCGGCGCCTGGATGGGAAGATCCCCGAGGGCG